GGATGCAGAAGAAGAAGCGGCCATACCGTAAAAGCCTAAAGCGCATTTTCGGGAGGTAAAATGGCCCTGAAAGTTTGGTTAGGGGGCTGTTTGCGCCGTGCTGTGCTCTGGATAACTGGACGAGATTTGATGGAGCCAACTTTACTGTCTCCTAAAGGGGGGGATTTGATGATTTTGGGGCCTCCAACCTCGCGATGGGAAATGACACTTTCGGCGGATGCGTACTTGAAGTTCATGCTACCAACGGGGCCGAACGTACTGCACAGGATGATGCAGCGGTTGGTTCTCGGAATCAGGTGGCGCATGTTGCCGAAGACCCCTAACGAGAAGGCTGAGGAGCCGCCTCGGTCTCCTCAAGCCGGTGGTTAGTGAGATGGCGCTAAGAGTTTGGTTTGACAGATTAGATTTTGACCGCGCTTTGCATATTGTCTTAGTACACGAGCGCGAAGATGGTCAAGTCTGGGTCGGTAAAGTGGCAGATAATGGCGTAATAGAATACAGGTCGCAGGACCAGGGAACAGAAATCCGACCTACTCTCATCTTACCGAATGAAGGTAAAATCTTTTTAAAAGCCTGTGCGGAAGAACTTGCTCGCCAAGGAATCAAGACCGACAACGATCATAAAATAGAAGGCAAGCTAGAAGCTACGCGCTATCATCTTGAAGATTTACGGGCGATGCTGAAACTAAAAAGATAATGTCCGACCCTAAACTTAGACAACTCTTTCTCTCCTGGCGTCTGGACTCCTATAAATTTGCGCGGGAGGCGTGCGGCTTAAATGGCCCAACCCCCGGCTTGGATGCTTTATCCAATCAGCAGATCGAAGGTTGCCGGCATATTTCCCTCCTAACCACGGCAAAATGGAAGCTGGCCCTGGGCCAACCGATGACGGAAACGGAAAAAATTTATTCCAAGAAGATCGGAATTTCCATTATGAGCGGGCAAGGGACGGGCAAAGATTTTTGGGTGGGTTTGCATATACTCTGGTTTTTAAGTTGTTTTGAGTTTCCCATTATCGGAGCGACCGCCCCCACGCAGCACCAACTGAAAGACGTTCTCTGGTCACAAATTTATAAAATAGCTAATCGAAGAAAGGAAGATGGCAGCTATTATTTCGTTTTGAGAGACAAATTTGAAATTCAGGCTGATAAGGTTTACATGAAAGAATACGAGGGCAAACAGTGGTACGCAGTAGCCCGAACTACCAACGCCAAAGGCAGCGCAGATGAACAGGCGGAGACACTTGCCGGGTTACATGAGCATAATTTAATGCTGCCTATTGACGAAGCTACCGGAGTACCCGATCCGGTTTTTAAACCATTCGATGGAGCCATGACCCAAGAATGTAATTTTGGCGTTCTCATTTTCAACCCTACACGCTCTACTGGTTACGCGATAAGAAGTCAATTCCAGGACCGCGAGCATTGGGTTTGCCTGCGGTGGAATGCCGAGGAAAGCGATATTGTTACGAAGGCGTCTATAGAAGAAAAAGCACGGCGTCATGGGAGAGATTCTAACTTTTTCCGTATCCGCGTTCTTGGCCTCCCCCCTTCGGTCGGTAGCGACGAATTAATCCCTTGGGATTGGGTTATGGACGCGGTAAATAGGGACGTTCAACCGATGGATGACGACCCGTTGATTTTTATTATCGACGTAGGCGCAGGGGGCGATGATACCGCTTTATGCCGCCGCAAAGGGCCGCAGGTCATGCCGTTTGAAGTTACTAACATCACGGAACCTGAAAACCTCACCAATTGGCTTCTAAGGCGCATTTTGACAGAGGAACCGCGCTTTGCGTTCATTGATTCTATCGGCGTTGGATGGGGAATAGCAGGACATTTGAGGGATAGAGTGAAAAATGGGGTAACGGAGATAATCGAAGTGAACGTAGCTGAGGCCGCAGCCGAAGATGCTAGATTTTCACGCCTACGAGACGAGCTTTGGTGGAAAACGAGAGAGGAATTTGAGGCAAGAACTATTTCCATTCCCGACGATCCGCTTTTAATCGACGAATTGACCGCTATCAAGGTCGATCAGGAACGATTAGATGGAAAAATCAAGGTAGAAGGGAAAAGAGACCTCCGCAAGCGCATAGATTCCCCTAACCGGGCGGATACGATTATGATGAGCCAATTTTACGGGAAATTTTATATCAGAAAAATGGCGCAGAAGAAGAAAGCGAAGCATGAGGCGCAGCCGAGTTGGAGGGTGACGTGAGGCAACCACTAGCGGAAAGATTTTTTGACAAAATTCAAATTGGCGGCGATGATGACTGCTGGCTGTGGATAGGTGCTAAATTTTTAGGTGGTTATGGTTCGATTTGGTATCAGGGACAAAATCGTCGGGCAACAAGAATTTTATATATTCTTCTCGGCAATGAAGTTCCTGCCAAATTCGACGTTTTACATTCATGCGACAATCCGCCATGTATGAATCCTCGTCATCACTTTCGAGGGACGCGAGCCGATAATTGCCGCGATATGGGAAAAAAGGGAAGAGCTTGCAAGGGTAGCCAACAATGGAATGCGCGGTTAACAGAGAAGGATATTCCGTATATACGCGAATTGAGACGAAACGGCAAATTATATAAGGAAATAGCTGCTAAGTTTGATGTTCATCCAGTTACTATAGGCGATATTTTCAGAAGATCGACATGGAAACATCTATGAAAATAGTAAACTATGAAATAGGAATGGGCCAGCCTTGTTTTATCGTGGCAGAGGCTGGAGTTAATCACAATGGTTCCCTTGAACTCGCCAAAAAACTCATTGACGCCGCTCAAGCCGCAGGCGCAAACGCCGTCAAATTTCAAAAGCGTTCGATTGAGATTTGCTACACCAAAGAAGAACTCGACAAGCCCCGCGAATCACCCTGGGGAACTACCAACAGGCAACAGAAAGAAGGGTTGGAATTCGGCCTAAACGAATATCTGGAAATAGACGATTACTGCGAAGAGAAAGGAATTATCTGGTACGCGAGCCCCTGGGATATTGAATCGGCGGATTTTCTTGATAGCTTCGATATTCCGGTCTGGAAAGTGGCCAGCGCGTGCGTGACGGATATTGAATTGCTTCGCTACATGGCAGAATCGAAAAAGCCAGTGATTATCTCCACGGGAATGAGCACTCTGAAAGAAGTGGAATCGGCTGTTTTTGTTTTTGAGACAGCAGGATATAAGCCTGAAGATATCGCTCTCCTTTCCTGCGTTTCCACCTATCCGACGCCGATAGAAGAATTGAATCTGTTGAAAATCGTTACCCTGAAAGATTACTTCCTGGGCCACCCGATAGGATACTCCGGCCACGAAGTCGGTTTGTGGACTACTCTTGCTGCTGTCGCTATGGGAGCTTGTATCGTGGAGCGGCATCTGACCCTTGACCGGGCTTCGTATGGTTCAGACCAGGCAGCGAGCCTGGAACCGATAGCGTTTACTAAACTGGTCGTGGAAATCCGTGACTTGGAACGCGCCAGAGGGGACGGCAAAATTGACATTATCAAGAGCGAGATGGCGATAAGAGAGAAATTAAGGAGATTTCGATGAAAAAAATGGCACCCAATATTGATCGATTTCTCGCGTCAATAAATTATGGCGATGGCTGTTGGGCTTGGATTGGCACGCGATTTAGCAACGGTTATGGTCGATTTCGATTGCCGCCACCATAAGGAAAACATGAGGGTGCTCACCGTTATATGTGGAAATTGCTTTATGGCGATTTAAGAAAAAACGATTTTGTTTGTCATAAGTGCGACAATCGCGCGTGTGTAAGGCCAGTTCATTTATTTGTCGGAACACAAAAAGGTAACGTTGCCGATATGTTTTCAAAGGGGCGAGCCGGCCCACAAAAAGACCCAACCTGGCAACGAGGAGAAAAAAATAGAAACCACCGTCTTAATTTTGCGCAGGTTAAGCAAATCCGTAAGCAATTTGAATCAATGACCGCGAAGGAAATCGCCCCTTTATATGATATTGCTCCTGGCACTGTTTACAATATTATTCATCGTCAAAGATGGAACTATAAAGAATGTCTCGCACAATCGCG